TGGCGGGGTTAACAGAGGCAATGGATCAATTAATTTTGGCCGCGACTCCGACAACGCTGCAATAAGTCGCGTATATCATGACGGAACGCATTTTAACATTATGGGGGGTAACTCGCTTCGTTTGTTTGGTGACGGTTTGTCAGGGGCAAACTACAAAATTGACGTAACATCGACAGGTGTTGGTTTTCAAGGAAACAATGGTATTGCTAAACCTACTATAACCGGTTCACGCAGCGGCGGCGTGGCTTTAACAAATTTACTTACCGCGTTAAGCAACTATGGACTTATTACAGACAACACCACCACGTAACAAGGTTTGAACCATGACTTTGACCAAAGCAACATACTCGATGATCAACGGTGCTCCGGTCAATGTGCTGGATTATGGCGCTGTGGGTGACGGTGTTACAAACGATGCAGCAGCTATTCAAGCTGCTGTAAACGCTTTGCCTGCATCTGGCGGCTCACTAGAATTTCCGTCAGGCGCGACATTTGTCATCGGAACGCCTATTAACTTTACGGGCAAAAGCAATTTTACCGTAACAGGTTTTGGGGCGACTATCCGTTGCGGCGCTACGCGGATTACCAGCTATTTAAACCTTGACGGCGCGGCAAACGCGACGATTATCGGGCTAACCTTTGACCAGCGCGGCGCACAAATGCCGCTCTACACTTCTGGCGATTACCCAACCGTTTATAACGCAGGTATTTATACCAATAGCGGTGTCGCAGGTTTGAAAGTTCAAAACTGCACATTTAAAAACCTTTACGTCATTGGCGGATATATCCGCGCAAGCAGTAACGTAACTTTTTCTGATTGCGCCTTTACGTCTCCCGCGCAAACGCAAAATCAAAACCTTCAGCATCTTCAGTTTCAGACATCGCAAAACATCCGCGTATTTAACTGCGACTTTTTAAATGACGCGCCTGCGACTATTGCCACTGGCGTGTGCGGTATTTTTGCTTCGGGGATTAGTGGTCAAGGCATCAAAATTGACGGCTGCAATTTTGATTATTGCGGACGCAATAACGCCGGGAGCCATCGCCTTGGCGTAATTGATTTCTACTATGATGTAACAAACGTGGTCGTAACAAATTGCGTATCTCGCAACACTCTGGCGCAATTCATGCGTTTAAGCAGTGCCTACGGCGCAAAAATATGCAACAACGAAATCTACATGGCCGCAAATTGTGAGGTAGACTATAATATTTTATCCGTTGAAAGCGGCTCTACAATAGGTAGTTCTCCTGTTCTTCAGGCAAAAAATATCAACATTTACGCCAACCATTTTGAAGACGCGCAGCGCCGCACAGCGGTTACAATAGGTATATTCTCTTACGATTGGGGCGCTTATGCGCGTAACATTAGCGTAAACGACAACACGTTTTATAACACTAAAAGAATTATTACGGTTCTCGGACCATTTTCTGGTGTTACTATTGCGAATAATCTTCACCAAGGCGCTGCTAGCTCTTCAACTGGGATAATAAATTCTGAAGTTATGCCGAGTATGACCTCTACCACAGGGACAGAGGCTAATTCATACTATGATGGGCTTTTAATAACGGATAACACTATTGCCACTTTGGGTGAAAGTGACGGCATTTTAATTAATATTCCATCAACGACGGCATTTGCCGGGTCTTTTTTGGTTACATATAATACCCTAAGTTGCGAAAGCATTACGTCAACTGGGATCGGAATAAACATACAGATTATATCGGCCACACCCCAGAAAAACAAAGTTAGTGTATTCGGTAACACTATAGATAATTTTACAACAGCGTTTCAAATTCAAAATAGCGGCGTTGTTAAATTGGAAAGCAATTCTGTACGCGCAACCACTTATGAATTGTTACAGTCTGGAAACTACTCACTTTCACGGGCCAATAACACGTTCAGGGGCTACGCGTTAAGCGGCACTGCTACTCTTGTTGGCGGAACTGTTACGGTATCTTCAGCCGATTGCAGCACTGGCGACAGAATTATGTTGTCCAGAAACACAACCGGAGGAACGCTGGGTAATCTATATACATCAAGCGTATCAAACGGCTCGTTTACAATTTCGTCTTCATCCGGCACAGATACGTCTACCGTAAACTGGTACGTGATACATTAAAATCAACCTGCATTGCCAACATACAACAAATGTTATATGTTAAACGATAACCGTACTGATGCGGCTCATCAGGAACTCCATAGGAGTTACACATGGACGAAGAAGTCCCTAACGTAGCGGATGCCTCCGCGCCAGAACTCGAAGCCACGGCAGCATTCGAGCCTGAAGAAAATCAGACGCCGGAAACGCCTGTCGAACAGGAAGCTGCTAAGTCCTTCACTCAGGAAGAACTTGACGCAATCGTCGGCAAGCGCCTCGCAAGAGAACAGCGCAAATGGGAACGCGATCAGCAGCAGCGTCTCGCAGATCAGGCAGCACGGGCAACGCCCGCTGATGTTTATCTGGAAGACTTTGCCTCTCCCGACGAATACGCAGAAGCCTTGGCTGAACGTAAAGCGGAAGAGTTGCTAGCACGGCGGGATGCCGCCAGACAGCAAGCTGAGTTTCAGGATGCTTACCATGACCGTGAAGAGGTAGCGCGGGACAAGTATGACGACTTTGAACAGGTCGCCTACAACCCCAACCTTCCCGTTACGGAATACATGGCGCAAAGCATCCAAGCCTCGGATATTGGCCCAGATGTATTGTATCATCTAGGCTCAAACCCGAAAGAGGCTGAACGCATCGCCCGCCTCGCGCCGATTTTGCAGGCAAAAGAGATTGGAAAGATTGAGGCTTCACTGTCCTCAAATCCGCCGGTCAGAAAGACTTCAACCGCCCCGGCACCAATTGCGCCTGTCACTGCCCGTTCTAATGGCTCACCCCATTACGATACGACCGATCCTCGCTCGACAAAGTCGATGAGTACGTCGGAATGGATCGAAGCAGAACGGCTCCGGCAGATCAAAAAGTACGAGGCACAACGCAACCGTTAATTTGGGATTACGCTCATGGCTAATAGCATTCTTACTATTGATATGATTACGCGGAAGGCTCTGGAAATTCTGGAGAACAACCTCGTACTCACACGTAACGTCAACCGTCAGTACGACGACAGCTTCGCTGTCGAAGGTGCCAAGATCGGTTCGACCCTCCGCATCCGTCTGCCAGACCGCGCTCTGGTCACTGACGGTGCTGCCCTTCAGGTGCAGGACGACAACGAGCAGTTCACCACGCTCAACGTGTCGAACCAGAAGCACATCGGCGTGAACTTCACGACCGCAGAACTGACGATGCAGCTTGACGACTTCGCTGACCGCGTTCTCAAGCCGCGTATTTCGCAGCTTGCGTCCAGCATCGACGCAGACGTTGCCAACGCCTACAAGACCATCGGCAACACCGTTGGTACGCCCGGCACGACCCCAGCCACGTCGCTGGTTCTGTTGCAGGCGCAGCAGAAGCTGAACGAAAACGCTGCCGTCATGTCGCCGCGTTATGCCACCGTCAACCCAGCCGCTAACGCTGGTCTGGTCGAAGGCATGAAGGGTCTGTTCAATCCGACAGATACCGTCAGCAAGCAGTTCCGCAACGGTATGATGGGTACAGGCGTCCTTGGTTTCGAAGAAATCAATATGTCGCAGTCCATCAAGCAGTTCACCACGGGTTCGCGTAATGCCACGGGCGGCACGACCTCGGCTGCGATCACGACTGAAGGTGCTACCACCATCGCCATCACCGGCGCTGGCGCATCGGCCACCATCAAGGCTGGCGATGTGTTCACGGTTGCTGACTGCTTCGCAGTCAACCCGCAGACCCGTGAAAGCACTGGCTCGCTGTTCCAGTTCGTTGCGCTGGCTGATGTCACGCTCAACGGCTCTGGTGCAGGCAACGTCACTGTTGCTGCGATCTACTCGGCTGGTCAGGCTCTTGCTACCGTCAACGTCCTGCCTGCCAACAGCAAGGCAATCGTGTTTGTCGGCGCTGCTTCCACGCAGTACGCCCAGAACCTCGTCTACCACAAGGACGCCATCACCTTCGCAACTGCCGACCTTCTCATGCCAAACGGCGTGGATATGGCTTCGCGTCAGGTGCATAACGGCATCTCGCTCCGCGTTGTTCGTCAGTACGACATCAACAACGACCGCCTGCCTTGCCGTATCGACGTTCTGTATGGCTACAGCACGATCCGTCCGCAGATGGCTTGCCGTCTCTGGGGTTAACCTAAACTCGGCCCCCAGATGACTGGGGGCCGTAATTTTACAGGAGAAATATCATGGCTCTTCCTAATGGTGCTGGCGGCTATCAGATCAGTGATGGCAATGTCGGCGAAATCGTGTTCGTGCCTTCGGCTATTCCGACCGCGTACACAGCAGCCGCAACGCTGACCACGCTTGATCTGTCCGGTGGTCTCGTCGTTTACACGTCATCAAGCACGGCTAACCTTACGCTTCCGACCGCTGCCATTACGGACGCCGCATTCAGCAGCGCCCGCGTTGGTTCGTCGTTCGACATCTCGCTGATCGCAACCAGCACAGGCGTTCCGACGGTTGTGGTCGGCACGGGCTGGACGCTGGTTGGTTCCGGCGCTGGTGTTGCCTCGCAGAGCATTATGTTCCGCGCTGTCAAAACCGGCGACGCAACGTACAACTTGTACCGCATCGCTGGCTAATGGGTCTGCCCCGGCTTCGGCTGGGGCAACCTTTTCAGGAGTAATATCATGGCTAACACCAAGTCCATTGGCGTAGCGTTCCTCGACCAAGACATCATCGGCGCGCAGTATCTGCTCTCCGACGAACAGCTTGGCTACACGACCGCTGCTCAAGGCTCCGTCACGCAGTTGACCAGCAAGTCCACTGCGGTTACGCTGAACAAGTCGGCTGGCCGTATCACGATGAACAACGCGGCTCTTGCGGCAAGCGCGGCGGCAACTTTTACGCTAAATAACAACCTCATTTCCACTAACGACATTGTTATTCTTAACATTTCAGGTGGTGCGACCGCTGCTGCGTACACGGTCTATGTGACAAGTATGGCTGCTGGTTCCGCAGACATTTCGTTGCGTAACTTGTCGGCAAGTTCGCTGTCGGAAGCAGTTATCGTCAACTTTGCGTTGATTCACTGTCAGTAATTAATCTGGGCGGCTTTCGGGCCGTCCATTTTATGTGTATACCGAATGCAGAAAGGCTAACTCAATGACATCTGCTGGCGACATCATCAACGGATCATTGAGGCTTCTGGGTGTATTGGCTGAAGGCGAAGTTCCTTCCGCAGAAACGTCGCAAGACGCG